GATGGCATTACAGCCAGAATGTGACACGGCTATTGAAGACATTGTGAATGAAGCATTAGTCTTTGATGACAGCGACTATCCAGTTCAAGTTATTTTAGATAAACTAGAACAGCCAGAATCCATTAAAAATAAAATTCGTGATGAGTTCTATTATGTGATGAAACTATTAGACTTCAACAATCAAGGATATGATATCTTTCGTAGATGGTACGTAGATGGTAGACTATACTATCACATGATGATTGACGATAAGAATCCTAGACAAGGATTAAAAGAAATTCGCTACATCGACCCACGTAAAATTCGCAAAGTTCGTGAAGCTAAAAAAGCACAAAAGAATCTTGCAACAGGAACTGTAAATCCAACAACAAGTTATAATGAATACTTTATCTACTCTGATAAAGGCTTTGCAAATGATGGTAATCAAGGAATTAAGATTGCACCAGACGCAATCTCGTATACACACTCTGGACTAACAGACAAAGATGGTAAAGTTATCATCTCACACCTACACAAAGCAATCAAGCCACTCAATCAATTACGTATGCTGGAAGATGCAACAGTCATCTATCGTATTGCAAGGGCACCAGAACGTAGAATCTTTTACATTGACGTAGGTAACTTGCCTAAGATGAAGGCTGAACAGTACTTGCGTGAAATCATGCAGAAGTATAAAAACAAACTAGTGTATGATGCAAACACTGGTGAGATTCGTGACGATAGACGATATCAAACAATGCTTGAAGACTTTTGGTTGCCACGTAGAGAAGGTGGTAAAGGTACAGAGATTACTACACTACAAGGTGGGCAGAATCTTGGTGAGATTGAAGACGTATTGTATTTCCAAAAGAAAATGTTTAAGTCCTTGAACGTTCCAGTTTCACGTTTAGAGTCTGATAGTGGATTCTCTTTAGGACGTGCCTCTGAAATTACTAGAGATGAATTAAAGTTTGGTAAATTTATTGCTAGACTACGTTTGAGATTTTCACATTTGTTTGATAAGATGCTTGAAACACAACTTCTTCTTAAAGGTGTTTGCACCCGTAAAGAATGGGAACAAATGAGAGAAGAAATCAGTTATGATTTCCAATCTGATGCACACTTCACAGAATTAAAGAACGTTGAGATTATGAAAGAACGTTTAGGTATTCTTTCTGACATTGACAATTACGTTGGCAAGTATTTTTCTATTGGATATGTTCGCAAGAATATTCTTCAGCAATCCGAAGATGACATTAAAGAGATTGATGAACAAATGGAAGAAGAAGCCGCAGAGGCCGAAGACGATCCAGTAGAAGAGCCTATTCCACCACCTTCACCTCCACCACAACAACTTGTTGTGAGTGTGAAGAAAGAAGAAACCGAGACTAGAATAATCGATGATGCAGATCAAAGAGAATTAGCAAAATCGATGACAGCATTTTTTGGCACATTAGTTGAAGAGGCTAAAGTTGACAAAGAAGGAAATTAATACAACCCTAAACGATGCTGTTGCAATTGCAACCTCTGTTGCATATACTAAAAAAGAAGTACAGAAACTAAAAACAGAATTAGTATCTTTTTTAGAAGAAAAAACAAAACAGCCAATCGTTGAGTATATACAAGGACCCGCAGGCACACAAGGCTTGCGAGGTTCTATTGGTGCTACTGGCGCACAAGGCGAACGTGGACCACAAGGTTTAGCTGGTGAAACAGGACCACAAGGCGACAAAGGCCAAAGCGGTCCACAAGGTAATATGGGGCTTGAAGGTCCACGTGGGCTTAAAGGAGACAAAGGCGATAAAGGCGAACAGGGCGAAGTTGGTCCTCAAGGCGAACAAGGAATACAAGGCGTTGCTGGTGAACGTGGTCCGGAAGGACTGAAAGGCGATAGGGGCGCAGATGGACAAAATGGTTTGGACGGAAAAGATGGAGAAGCAGGCAGAATTGGTTCCGTTGGACCAATTGGCGCCCAAGGTATTCAAGGTGAGCGAGGTGCCAAAGGCGACAGAGGTGAGCGAGGCCAGAACGGCCGAGATGGAACACAAGGACCAGCAGGACCAACAGGTGAAATTGGACCGCAAGGCATTCAAGGTATTCCAGGTAAGGATGGTAAAGAACCAGACTTAAAAGCTATTGAACAATCTGTCAATCAGTTTAAAGAAGTCTTACAAAAAGATGTAACTCAGTATAAAGCAAAAGTAAATACAATTTTATCGGATCGTGGCGGTGGTGGCGGAGGTGGTGGTGGTGAAGTTAATCTACGCAGACTTGATGATGTTGATATCACTAATCTTACTGATGGATATGTTTTAGCATTTAATGAATCTACACAGAAATTTGAATTTGTAGCACAATCTGGTGGCGGTGGTGGTACAATAGATACATTTGCAAGAACAAGAGCAAACACGGCTTTTACCCAAGCAAACTCTGCTTTTGCACAAGCTAACACAGCAACAACATTAGCACAAGCCGCTTACAATCAAGCCAATACAGGTGGTGGTGCATCCGAATCTTTGAATGTTATTTTCACTAATAGTAACGCAACTTCATATAAAATGGTTGCGTTAAATTCAAATGGCGAAACAATTCTTGCTTCTGCATTACAATTGACACAAGTTGATAAAATTCTTGGTGTTTTAAATAACTCTGGACAAACAATTACGTTTGGATCTATCACAAATGCATCTTGGACTTGGACTCCCGAACAGTCGTTATATCTTGGAGATAATGGCAATATAGTAACAACTTCTACTATCGATGGTGCGACATTTTCTTTAAAAATTGGATACGCAATTTCATCAACAAAAGCATTTATAAAAATCGGCACTCCGGTTGTTTTATAAATAGGTAAATCATAAAATTTAATAGGGGAAACATATGGCAAACGCACTTTATTCTAAAGCAAAAGAAGCATTTTTAAATGCTTCAATAAACATGGTAGCAAATACCGTTACTATAGCACTTGTTGACACTGGTGTCTATACTTATAGCGCATCACATCAATATCGAAATGAGGTGTCAAATAGTGCTATAATATCAAGTACATCACTATCAAGTAAAACCGTTACCAATGGAGTTTTTGATGCCGATGATGCAACATTCACATCCGTTACTGGTGCAAATTGTGAAGCATTATTAATATTTCAAGATACGGGAGTACAATCTACTTCTAGGTTAATTGCATACATTGATAGCGCAACTGGTTTGCCAATTCTGCCTAATGGCGGTGATATCACAGTAGTCTTCTCTAGCGGATCAAGTAAAATTTTTGCTCTTTAATTTTTGATATAAATTAAATCATGGCCAATACTACGTTTGATAGTACAAATAAAACATTTGATAATCAAACTTTAACTTTCGGACTAGAACTACTTTCTCAAAAGATTGTTTTGGGCGTTGCATTATCGGAATTTGCTAATACGCTTTTATCGGCACAACAAGATACATCGATAATACAATTCATAGACACCAACGATAAAGCAATTGACTCTACGGTAGAGATTCCGAACACGCATCATGTATACATAAATGTTAGACAGAATTTATATCTTTCTGATAACTTATTTTGTGTTGAAAATGTAGCAATTCAAGCATATCAGTCAAATACTATTCAACAAGGTATTGATAGTCTTGACTCCTCTGTTGCAAGTGGACTTTCTTTTGGAGTAGGCAATTTATTTGTTCAGATACATCCAAATTCAGGTGAATCTACACTTGCATTTGGTTCATCACAATTAAATTCAATAATTTATGCACAGTCTATAGAGTCTACTGTGTCATATGGTGAAGATGCATTAAAATTATATGTTACTCCTACTACATTATCATCTACATTATTATTTGGCGATGCACAAATAAACAGTAAAATATATTCTAATTCTGTTTCATCTACACTTGAATTTGGTTCATCACAATTAAATTCAATAATTTATGCAGAAAGTGCAGAATCAACAGTTTCATTTGGTTCTGTTGAAAACTTAAACTTCACAGTAAATGTAAATTCCGTAAATTCTGAATTAAGTTTTGGCACCCTTTCTGTTGTGCCATTGGTGGCGCCACAGTCAGTTACGACACAGAATAGTTTTGGAACGCCTAAATTAAATTCTATATTATATGCAAATTCATATGAATCTGCTATCGCATTTGGTGTTCCTCAGATCAATATGGAAATTGATGATGTTCCGTTTCCTTCAATTACTTCTACTGTAGTAATACCGAATCCAAGCGTTAGATTTAATATTAATCCGCTAAGTATAGCAACGACTGCCAATTTTGGTACTGCTACGTTTATTGACAACATTCACAGAATGCTTGTTTTTAAAGATGACAACATTTCTAAGATTGGCGATAATGATGCTGGCGTTGTAGCTGGAGGAATAAGAATTAATCCATCAAGTGCTGTCGCAAACACCGCTATTGCAGGAGATTTCACGGTACCAAATAATGCGGCCGGTTTTGTGTCGATAAATATTGCAGGTAAAGATTACCTAATGCCGTTTTTCAATGCCTAAAAAAATGGTAATTATAAATAATACAGAAACCTAATAGGAGTATACTATGGAAAATGTACAAACAGCAATTCAACATGCGTATGATGCAAAACCTTCAGAATTTAAAAGCGCAATTCTTGACGCATTAAATGATAAAATTGCGGATCATGTATCTGCAAGAAAAATGGAATTAGCTGGTTCAATTTTTAGAGATGATGATGACGAAGAACAACAACAATCAAATGATTTAGAAACCGAGTTTCAATCAAGTTCAGAAGGAAATGTAGATGAAGACCTTTAAATCTTTCATTCAGTCGGATGAAATCAACAAGCAAGCATTTGATGAAAGCGATGCATACGACAAAGACGTTAAGGCTAGTCCGAAACCGCATGACAAAGAAGCCGCAGCCCAACGTGCAAAGCTAGCCGCACTAGCCGCTAGAAAGAAAATGATGACGAACAAAATGAGTGAAGCTGAAAGTCATCAGTCTAAGACTACAATGAAGCACATTGATAAACCAAATGCCGCCGAAAAAGAAGCGGCCAAACGTATCAAACCCGGTATTAAAGGTATTAGAGATAGATTTGCAATGCTTCAAGCCGCAAAAAATCGTGGTGCTTTAAAGAACGAAGATGTTGATTTACTTTCTAATCTTTACGATCAGTTAGACGAAAGCAATCAAGAAATCTTTTTGGCACAGTTAGAAGAAGATGTTGAAGTACTTTTAGCATTTGCAAAAACTATAGCGGAAGAATAAAATGGCAGATACCGTAACATCACAAACGCTAAAAGATAGCGCATCAACATGGGCAGTTAAGTTAACTAATGTGTCGGATGGCACTGGCGAAACAAACGTTGTTAAAGTTTCCGCAAACACATTAATTGCATCCACTGGTGATGCAAGTTCACAAAGACTTAGCATTAATAAAATTGCATGGTCTGTTGCATCAGGAACAAGCGCAACAATTTCTCCAAGAGTTACATTACTCTGGAGAGGAACATCAAACACTACAATTGTTACGTTAACAGGTTCTGGTTTTTGGGATCTAACAACTGCTGGTCAATGCCCACTCACAAACAATGCTGGCGCTGGCGCCAATGGCGACATTCTATTGTCTACCGCTGGGTTTACTGCATCGGCTGCATATACAGTTATTATTGAAGGTAAGAAGACTGCTGGATATTCTAGCAGAGAAACTACTGATGATGGGGTAAGCCCATAATATGTTAAAATTTAAAGATTTTATATCTTTGTCAGAAGAAGAAATGGACGAAGCACGATTTGCAAAAATTAATCGTGTTCGGGCTGGTCAAGTACAAAGAAGAAAACTTGTCTCTTTGACTCCTGGATATAAAGTCATTGGGGGAAAACTTGTAAGAATGTCTTCACAAGAAAAAATGCATCGCAGAATTGCACAGCGCAAAGCGGCAAGAAAACGTGCCCCAAAAATGGCAATGATTCTCAGAAAGAGAACCAAATCAAATAAAAAAAGAACATCGGCGGGAATCAAATGAAACTAATCACAGAAATTAATGAACAAGTAAATATTATCACCGAAGCTAATGAAGCTGGCGGCAGAAATTTCTATATCGAAGGCGTTTTCATGCAAGCAGAACAGAAGAATCGTAATGGAAGAATGTATCCATTAGACGTTTTGCAAAAAGAAACAGAGCGATATGTTACGGAGAATGTGATGAAGAATCGTGCTTATGGTGAGTTGGGACATCCAGATGGTCCAGCAATCAACTTAGAGCGTGTATCACACATTACTAAGAGTTTGCGTCAAGAAGGAAACAACTTCATTGGCAAAGCAAAGATCATGGACACTCCATACGGTAATATTGTAAAAAATTTGATGGCTGAAGGCGCAACATTAGGCGTATCTACAAGAGGATTAGGTAGTCTTGTAGAAGGAAAAGATGGAACTAAAGTTGTTGGTAACGATTTTTATCTTGCAACATGTGCAGATATCGTAGCCGATCCTTCAGCACCAGATGCGTATGTACGTGGAATTATGGAAAACAAAGCATGGGTTTGGGATAACGGAATCATTAGGGAAGCTGATATCTCAACGCAAAAACAAGTTATCGAAAAGTCTTCTAAGAAAGATTTAGAAGAAAACATGATAAAAGTTTTCAAAGATTTTCTCTCCAAACTATAATTTCTTATAAATACATGTACACCAAATAAATTTCAAATATCATACAAAGGAGACTGCTATGACAGAACAAGTAAAAGAGGACGACAGCACTATTGAAGAAAAAAAGTTAGATGTTGATACAGACATTAACGCTATTTTTTCTGGAGAAAGTCTATCTGAAGAATTCAAAACTAATGCAAAAGTAATTTTCGAAGCGGCTATCACGGCTAAAGTAGAAGAAGCAAAGATTGCATTGGAAGAAGAATATGCAGAAAAATTAGAAACAGAAGTTGCTTCTATCAACGAAAACCTCGTTACAAAAGTAGATGAATACTTAGAGTACGTTGTCGGCGAGTGGATGGAAGAAAACAAACTTGCTGTTGAAACAGGTATTAAAGCCGAATTGGTTGAAGACTTTATGATTGGTCTTAAGAACTTATTCACAGAACATTATGTTGATATTCCAGAAGATAAAATTAATGTTGTTGAGGAATTTGCAGAAAAAGTCGAAACTCTTGAATCTGAATTAGATAAAGTTGTTACGGAAAATGCAAACTTAAACGCACAAATTGGTATTTACAAGAAAGACCAAATCGTGTCTGAAGTTTCCGAAGGACTTAGCGAAATTCAATTTGCAAAATTAAAATCTTTAGCAGAAGGAATTGAATTTGTTTCTGAACAAGACTACAAAGAAAAACTTCTTTTAACAAAAAAGAAATATTTTGATGATACGACAGAAGAGACAGTTAAAAAAGTGGCACCAATGGATGACGACATTTCTTCATTAGAAGAATCTTTTTCGCCAGTAATGTCTCACTATGTACAGAATATTTCTAGAACCCTCAAGAAATAAGTTTTTATAAATAAATTAAACAATACTCAAAGGAGAAAAACATGAGCGTAGAAAATCTTTTAAAAAAATGGGCACCAGTTCTTGACCATTCAGAATTACCTGGAATTCAAGGCAGCCACAAGCGTTCCGTAACAGCGCAACTTCTTGAGAATCAAGAAATTGCTTGTCGCCAAGATGCACATGGTTCTGGTGGTTATCGCAACCAAACATCATTGTTGTCTGAAGCATCCCCTGCCAATAACATGGGCGCATCTTCATCTACAGCAGGCGATGGCGCAGTAGACATTTATGATCCAGTTTTAATCAGCTTGGTTCGCCGTGCGGCACCTAACTTGATCGCTTACGACATTTGCGGTGTTCAGCCAATGACAGGTCCAACAGGCTTGATCTTTGCAATGCGTTCACGCTACAAAACACAAGGTGGTACAGAAGCCTTGTTCAACGAAGCCAACACAGCATTCCCTAACACAGCACAATCACAAACAGGTGCATCACCTGCTGATTTGTCTGCTGGTACAGAGTACACACGTGGTACTGGTTTCACAACAGCAGAAGCTGAAGCATTAGGCGATGGCGCTGGTCAAGCATTCCAAGAGATGGCATTCTCTATTGAAAAAGTTGCTGTTACTGCACGTAGCCGTGCTTTAAAAGCAGAATACACAATGGAATTAGCACAAGACTTGAAAGCAGTTCATGGTTTGGACGCTGAACAAGAATTGGCTAACATTCTTTCTACAGAAATCTTAGCTGAAATTAATCGTGAAGTTGTTCGTACAATTAACTTGTCTGCTACAGTTGGCGCACAAGAGAACGTTACAACTGCTGGTACTTTCAACCTTGACGTTGACTCTAACGGTCGTTGGTCTGTTGAGAAGTTCAAAGGTTTGATGTTCCAATTAGAACGTGAAGCTAATGCAATTGCTAAAGCAACTCGTAGAGGTAAAGGTAATGTGTTACTATGCTCTTCTGACGTAGCATCTGCATTGCAAATGGCTGGTGTATTAGATTATACTCCTGCTTTGAGCAATTCATTGAATGTTGACGATACAGGTAACACATTCGTTGGTGTATTGAATGGTCGTTTCAAAGTTTATATCGATCCATACTTTGCCGCAACATCTGGCACACACTATGCAACAATCGGTTACAAAGGCACTTCAGCTTTTGACGCTGGTTTGTTCTACTGCCCATACGTTCCGTTGCAAATGGTTCGTGCAGTTGGTCAAGATTCTTTCCAACCAAAAATTGGATTCAAGACTCGTTACGGCATGGTCGCAAACCCATTCGCAACATCTGCCGCTGACGGTACAATCTCGTTCGCTAACAAGAACGTGTACTATCGTAGAATTAGCATCACTAACTTGATGTAATTGATTAAGCCGAGACTACATCGGTATTTAAGAGAGGACCTTAGGGTCCTCTTTTTTTGTCTATCATAAATAGATGACAAGAGGAGATAAACATGTCAACGTTACCAATAGTACCATTCAACAAAAGTTTTCTTTCTAATAACAAATTTGATTTTGTTCTTAAAAGAATTCCTAACTTTACATTTTTAGTTCAGAGCGTCAACTTGCCTGGACTCACACTTGCGTCTACAGCTATCAATACACCATTCTCTACAATTAGTGTTCCGGGAAACCAAATCACGTTTGGAACATTATCATTAACATTTTTAGTCGATGAAGATATGCAGGCGTGGTATGAATTGTATGATTGGATTGTTCAATTGGGTAATCCAACAGGGTATGATAAAATAGGTAGATTGACAGGTCCAGAAGGATCAACTATCAATCCATTATCCGATGCTACTCTATATGTAAAAACAAATTCAAATAATCCAAATTTTAAATTTAATTTTATTGATGTGTATCCTACCGAATTGGGAGAAATGACTTTTACCTCATCCGACAATTCACAAGAATTCATTACTGCAAGTGCAACGTTTAACTATGGATATTATGAAGCGGTTAGAATTTGACATTTACCCATAAATGTGTTATTATGATATAGATTGAATTGACATGAGGATTGAATATGACGTTAGACCAAATGATGGAAGAGTGGCGAATAGACGCTACAGTTGACCCCACAGAGTTAGGTATCGCATCTTTAAAGATACCAGAACTACACAGTAAATTTCTTAAAATTTATTTTGATGAAAGACGCAAACTCAAAGCACTTGAGTTTCAAAGCAAAGATTTATCTTTGAAGAAGTATGAGTATTACAATGGAAAACTTTCACAAGAAGAACTTGACGAACTCAATTGGGAGCCTTTCGTTAAACGTTTGATGAAGAATGAAGTTGATATGTATCTTGATTCTGATAAAGATATTATACACAACAATGTTCGCATAATCAATCAAAAAGAAAAGTTAGCGTTTTTGGAAGAAGTTCTTAAGAACGTCAATCAACGCAATTTTCAGATTAAGAACGCTATAGAATGGAAGAAGTTTACGCAAGGTGTACAATAAACTCTATATCTCAAAAGTAGATGAAGTCTACGCACACATCAAGTGTGAGAACTCCGATGCAATGGAGTTGAATGAATACTTCACGTTCTACGTTCCCGGTTACAAATTCATGCCTGCATTTAGAAACAAGGTGTGGGATGGAAAGATACGTCTATTCAATTCACAGAGTAGACAAATTTATTATGGTCTGATTCCATACTTAGAAAAGTTTGCTAAAGAACGTGAGTACACAATTGAATTTGATGAATCAGTAGAAACATATGATGAATTCTCTGTAGCAGAAGCAAAAGACTTTATTGATACTCTAGGTGTACCATTTGAAGTCAGAGACTATCAGATAGATGCATTCATTCATGCAGTACGCAGTAGAAGAAATCTATTGGTATCACCGACAGCATCAGGCAAGTCACTCATCATATATCTCATTGCGAGATATTTAAATTGCAAGACTCTTATCATTGTTCCTACTATCTCACTTGTTGCACAGTTGTATAAAGACTTTGCAGACTATGGATTTGAGAGTGATAAATACATACACCAGATCATGTCAGGTGCAAGCAAAGAAACTGATTGCCCCATTGTCATATCTACATGGCAGTCAATTTACAAAATGCCAAAAGAATGGTTTGAAGAATTTGAATTAGTTGTTGGAGATGAAGCGCATTTGTTTAAAGCAAAGTCGCTGATATCTATTCTAACAAAACTAACAGAGTGCAAGTATAGATTTGGTCTGACAGGTACGCTAGATGGTACACAGACACATAGATTAGTCTTAGAAGGATTGTTCGGTAAAGTCAAACAGATAACAACAACAAAAGAATTGATTGACTCTGGACGATTAGCGAAGTTTAGAATTAAAGCATTGGTGCTTAAGCATAACGAAGAATCATGCAAGCTAGGTAAGAATTTTAAATATCAAGATGAGATAAATTATATTATAGGTAAGCCGTCACGTAATAGATTCATTAGAAATTTAACTATGAGTTTAGAAGGTAACACTTTGTTACTGTATCAATTTGTTGACAAGCACGGCAGAATACTGTATAATATGATTAAAGACGCAGTAGAAGAAAATAGACCTGTATTCTTTATTCATGGTGCTGTTGGAGTAGATGAGCGAGAAGAAGTTCGTAGAATTACTGAAGAAGAAGAAAATGCAATTATCGTAGCATCATATGGAACATTCTCTACTGGTATTAATATTCGTAATTTACACAATGTTATTTTTGCTTCACCAAGCAAGAGTAAGATTAGAACACTACAATCTATTGGGCGAGGATTGCGTTTGGGTGACAATAAAAAAGAAGCTATTCTATATGACATATCAGATGACATGACACATAAGAGTAGAAAGAATTTTACGTTAGAACATTTTATCGAAAGAATGAAAATTTATAATGAAGAAAAGTTTGAATATAAAATTTACACTTTAAACTTAAAGGAAGAATAATGCTGTGCAAAATACTTAAATTAACAAGCGGTGATACTGTCATTGGAAATGTTGTCGAAGAAAGTAGAGGCTACATCGAAGTACATCGACCAATGAGAGTTGTTATTGTTCCTAAAGTATTAGAAGAAAATACATTTCACATGTCTATGATGAAATGGGATCCATTAATTAATTTTACTTTGAATTCAAGAATATTTAAACAAAGTATTGTTTCGGTATCAGAAGCAACAGATGATGTATTGGAAGTATATACTGAATTGTACAATCAGTTTGAAGCTGGAGAACATGAAGAGAACATCGTTGTGCAAAATAGAAATGAAAAGTTCGACACTCTTAAAGAAGAGTTTGAATCTGAAGAAAAAGTAGAGAAGGAAATTGAGAGGATGAAAGGATTAGCTATTGTGTCTGCTAACACACAGACTATACATTAACTAAGTCTTTATCAAAGGGGACACAGTAATAATACACTATTGTCAAGCGATTGTCAACACATTGAGGTAAATTATGAACACTACTGCCATACCAGTAACAAAAGTAAAACACTACGTAAACAACGAACATTTCCTACAAGAGATGGTTGTATTTCGTGCAGGCGTCAAAGAAGCAAAAGAATCAAATGGCGAACGCCCTAGAGTACCTGAGTACATTGGTGAATGTCTATTTAAGATTGCAACTCACTTGGCACGTAAACCAAACTTTGCAAATTATACATTCAAAGAAGATATGGTATCTGATGGTATCGAAAACTGTCTACTGTATATTGATAACTTTGATCCGGAGAAGTCTAAAAATCCATTTGCATACTTTACCCAAATCATCTACTATGCATTCTTGCGAAGAATTCAAAAAGAAAAAAAACATTTGTACATCAAGTATAAGAGCATGGACAATTTAATCATTACCGCACTTGTTGAAAACAATGGCGAAGAATATGTGAATGCTGGACTCAATGGTGTACTTCACGATTCATATAGCGAAGAATTTATTAGCGACTTTATCAAAGCGTTCGAAGTGAATAAAGAGAAAAAGATTGCCAGTGCAAAGCCTAGAAAGAAAAAGGCCACAGGCAATACTGTGTTTGATGAATTTCTGGAGAAAGATGATGCAGACACCCATTCCAGCCCAACTTGAAAATTGGCTAAAGATTGTTGAAAATAAACGTTCGCCGCAAGACTTAAGAACAAATGCCGTCTTGCATTTGACAGCGATTCGTGATATAATCAACAAGTCTTTAGGCGCAACAACAAACAATCAAGGGCGAAAAAAGTATGAGAATATGTCTATTAGGTGATACGCATTTTGGCGTTAGAAATGACTCCAAAGCGTTTCATGCTTACTATGAAAAATTTTATGATGAAACATTCTTTCCTCAATTAGCGGAGAAAGGAATTCGCACAATCATACAACTTGGTGATTTATTTGATAGACGTAAGTACATCAACTTTCATTCGCTAATGGAGAGTCGTAGATACTTCTTTGACAGATGTGTCGAAGAGGGCATCACACTTCACGCATTGATTGGCAATCACGATATCTTTTGGAAAGAAAGTCTTGAAGTTAATTCTCCAGACTTATTGTTGCGTGACTATCACAACGTTCGTCTATGGCAGACACATGGCACGTTAGAGATCGATGGAGTTAAAATCGATATGATACCATGGATATGTAAGGGCAATGAAACAGAAATCTTTGAGTTTATCAAGAACAGCACTTCAGCAATGTGCATGGGGCATTTTGAACTTTCAGGATTTCCATTGTCTAGAGGTGTAGATAGCCATGATGGGATTGACTATAAGTTTCTAAGCAACTATAATAGAGTGTTCAGCGGACATTATCATACATTCTCCGAACATGATAGCATCACGTATGTAGGTACTCCATACGAACTCTTTTGGTCAGACTATCAAGATCAAAAAAAATTTGCTATTCTAGATACGGAGAATATGAGAGTTGAATACGTAAACAATCCTCACAGAATGTTTTACAAAGTCAACTATGATGATAATGGTACCGACAAGTTGAAGATTGAAGATTTAAAGAATATGGATTTTTCTAAGTATGCAAATGCTTATGTGAAAGTTGTTGTCGTTAATAAACAAGACCCATACCTATTTGAAAAACTTGTCGATGAAATATATAAAGTAGGTCCAGTCGATGTCACAATCGTTGAAGATTTTACAGAATTTAGTGAGACAGAAGATGAAGACATTGTTAATCAAGCCGAAGACACCATGTCTATTCTATCCAAATTTATTGATGGACAGAGTTTGAGTATTAATGATCCAAATAAACTTAAAACATTGATGCGTGAACTTTATGTTGAGGCACTATCTACAGAAAACATTGAATGATAATTTTTCGTAATTTGCGTTGGAAGAACTTCCTAAGCACTGGCAATTTTTTTACTGAACTCAAGTTAGACAATAACAATACTACATTGATTGTTGGTGCTAATGGTTCTGGTAAATCGACTATGCTTGATGCATTGACGTTTGTTTTATTTGGTAAGCCATTTCGTAGTATCAACAAAGGACAACTTGTAAATACTATCAATGGTAAAGATTCTGTTGTCGAAATTGAATTCGACACAGGCAACAAGTCATACAAAATCGTTCGTGGCATCAAACCGAACGTGTTTGAAATTTACTGCAATGGCCATCTAGTCAATCAAGATGCCGCAGTCAAAGACTATCAAGAACATCTAGAGAAATTCATTCTCAAACTCAACTACAAATCATTTACTCAAATTGTTGTTTTGGGTTCAGCATCATTTACTCCATTCATGCAATTGTCTGCAAGCGATAGACGTTCTATCATTGAAGACTTGTTAGATATTCAAATCTTTTCTCGCATGAATGGTGTTCTTAAAGATAAGTTTCTTTTGTTGAAAGAAAAACATTCGCAGTCAAAGTATGCAGTAGACTTGAAGAGTGAGAAGATTCAATATCAAATTCAATTTATCGATTCACTAAACAAGAACAATGCAACGCAGATTTTATCTAAGCAACAAGACATTGCCAATACTCAATTGTTAATTGCAGAGAGTGAAACTAGATGCACGACAATACAAACAAATTTGTCAGAAACGTGTATACAAATTTCAGACAAATCTAAAGTTGATGCAAAGCTATCAAAATTTTCTACGTTAGAACATAACTTAAAAAAGACTCATAAAAAAATTAACACAGACATTGACTTCTATCATAATAATGATGATTGCCCAACATGCAAACAAGCAATTGGTAATGATTATAAACTACATATTGTAGAAGAGAGAAATAAAAAACTTGTTGAAGTTGAAGATGCATTGAATAAAGTTAAAGATGAACTCAATACCGTTAATGGTAGAATTTCTGAAATCGAAACGATTGCTGAAACGATTCAAACATTAAATTCGCAATTGACATTTGAACAGAGTGAGATCAGAGTAAATCAAAGACACATTGATAATATCAATAGAGAAATTGAAAGATTGAATTCTGTCAAGGATGATGTTACGATAGAACAAGAAAAACTTGCAACATTGACTACAGAACTAGCAGAACTAGAAGCTGAAATTAAAGTTATTGCTGAAGAGAGATTGTACTATGAAGTTGCAACGAACTTGCTGAAAGACACAGGTATCAAAACGAAAATCATTCGTCAATATATACCAGTGATTAACAAGTTAGTCAACAAGTATCTTGCATCATTAGATTTCTTTGTGAACTTTAATCTTGATGATTCGTTTAAGGAAACAATTAAGTCACGCCATCGTGATGAGTTTACATATGCATCATTTAGTGAAGGTGAGAAACAACGGATTGACATGGCATTGATGTTGACATGGAGAGCAGTTGCCAAATTAAAGAACTCAGCAAGTACAAACATATTGATACTTGATGAAATCTTTGATTCATCATTAGATACAAATGGTACAGAAGACTTAATGAAAATTTTAAACATGCTTGAAGGGTCTAATTTGTTTGTCATATCACACAAAGGTGATATTCTACAAGACAAGTTTGCGAACGTGATTAGATTTGAAAAGGTCAATAATTTTTCAAGGATAACAAAATGAAAATCTTGAGTGAATATTTTGGAGATGAAATCGATAGACATGCTGAAATATATTTTGATGAGAATTTTTACAAAGTAAGAGTTAGAAATGAACTTGGCTCATATTTTGTTGCATTTTTTAATAATATAGATGAAGCAGAAAATTTTGCAGAAAATTATGTAAGAGGAGAAACACATGAACCTTGAATTGGTACCTGAATCTGCAACAGTATTGCATGAAGAATGTTTGGAGTTTGATTTTGCAAATCCTCCAATTGATCCAAAAGAACTTGCACAATCATTACACGACATTATGATTAAGAGTGATGGTTTAGGACTATCAGCCAATCAAGTTGGATTACCATATAAAGTTTTTGTAATGAGAACTGGCGATGAACCATTTGCAGTATTCAATCCTAAAATTGTAGATATCTCAGATAGAGAACTAGTAATGAAAGAAGGTTGCTTGAGTTTTCCATTGCTTTATTTGAATGTTAAACGTTCAGATGGCGTTCGTATTCGTTATCAGAAAGAAGACGGAAGCACTACAACCGAAAAGTTTATTGGCATGACAGCAAGAATTGCGTTACATGAGTTTGACCACATGATTGGAAAAGTGTATACTCAGAAGGCGTCAACATTTGAAACACAACGTGCATTGCGTAAACGTATGATTTTAAAACGTAAGGTAAAAAAATGAAACCTTGGCAACATGGATATGACATAGACTATCTTAAGGGTCTAGAAGCACAATATGCAGACTACAATGCATATACGTTATCTCCTTTTGCAAAGTATAAGAAAAATAACATTGCAGAGTCTTTGAAAAAAGGTAATCTTATTTTTAGTGAATTTGGTCTTGAACCTTCAATGTTTGAAGTTACAAATAGTAAAGTTGCATCAGATATTACAATGCATGGAGACACAGTTATTGCAACAAAAGTAAAAGGTGATGTTTCAATTGGAAAACTTTCGGGCAACATCAATACGATTAAGCATCAAATTTCTTTATTGTCAGGAAACAATTTTTGGTTAACTGTATGGGCAGAAAACAAAGCACATTGTGACTTGGCTGAAGAATTGGGTTTCTGCTATGTTGGTCCTAAGATTACAACATATGGAGAAGTACATGCAATTTACTTTAAGAGTAACAGTCCTATTCCACGTTCGTTTCCTAAAGTAGAATCAACAGAATATCTAAGCATCAAAAAGATTGGCGCAATCACATCAGAATTTATTGAATCTGTTTCTGCTAAGTTAGCAACGTTACCTGCATTCACAAATCATTATAGTAACTACAACAAAGACAAAGCATGGTCTGCATTGTCACTACGTGGTTATCGTCCAGAATCAGATTTCATTACAAAGCCCTCAGAGATGAGTGATGACTGGAAAGAAAAAAACAAAGACGTAAAATTTGAATTGCAAGACACACCACTCTATGATATGTTTCCTGAGGTGCGTGAGTTGCTGAGTAAATATAGAGAAGTGCATCGTGTTCGTTTCATGCAATTGAAACCTGGTGGTGGAGAACTTGAACGGCATACCGATCAGGTTGATAAAGACTCTGGTGGCTCTAAAGGCAAACTTGCAAGACTACACATACCAATCATTACTAATCCAAACATGATTTTTACTGTATGGGATCCAAAAGGCAATCCACAAAAGGTACATATGGATGTTGGAGACTTGTGGTTTTTAGATACACGTAAGCCACATCAAGCTATCAACAACGGAACAGATAATAGAATTCACTTAGTCATAGATGCAATCTCGGAAGGAGACCTGTATGAGTCGCTTGTATCCTGAAGAAATTTCTGATATAATAGAAGGATGGAAAGATCCAAACCCTGCACCAATAGTTGAAATGCACCATGGCTTTCATGTTGTGCGTGATGACTTGTTAGAGTATGGAAGTAAAAGTAGATTCATTGACTATCTTGTGAAGACTACTAAATGTGATGAGTGGGTCTTTGGTGGTGCAAACAAAGTTGGTTGGGGTCCTATATCTTTAACGTATGTGTGTAATCTTTATGGAAAAAAAGCAACGTTCTTCATGGCTAAACGAAAAGAACCAACATGGCATCAGCAAAGAGTGCTTGACCTTGGCGGCACTATTCATTGGGTTGACAATGGTATGCTTACTGTGACAAAAGCAAGAGCAAGACGTTATCAAGAAGAAGATGCAAAGCGCAGACAATGCTTGCCTTTAGGATTAGAACATCCATCCGTGCTCGCATCGATTGTTAAAGTCGCAAGAGATTTAGAAATCAAACCAACAGAGATTTGGACTGTTGCATCAAGCGGAACATTGAATCGTGGATTGCAATTAGCATTTCCTAATGTGCCTGCGTATGCAGTAGAGATTGGGCATAAGATGAGTGACTACGAAAAAGGCCGTGCTGTGACTATGCGTTCACCATATAAGTATGACCAAGTAGTAGAAGAAAGTCAAGCGCCACCTTATCCATCTGAAAAATACTACGATGCTAAACTTTGGCAGTTTGTAGTGACTAGCGGGAAACCAGGCGCACTAATCTGGAATGTAGCATAATTAATATTCAAAGGAGTCGAACATGAGCAACGAAGAAGACAAATTTAAAAAATCTAAACGAATCCTTAAAGATGAAAATGCAATACGAAAGCAAATGAAAATTGCAAAAGCATATAATATACCAGTTGAGTCTCCTCATCAATTGGCTAAGCATCATGTATTAGATTGTGGAAATCCTAATTGTGTGATGTGTGCAAATCCTAGAAAAGTATGGAAAGAAAAAACGATTCAAGAAAAACGTTTTGAACAAACTGAAAAATTTGATAATGATTAAAGAGAAATATCTAAGTGCATATATGCAAACTGCAAAAATATTTGCAGAATTGAGTAGCGCAAAACGTAAGCATGTTGGTGCGGTTGTTGTTAAAGATGATAGAATCATTTCAATCGGTTACAATGGTATGCCAAGCGGATGGGATAATGATTGTGAAGTTATTGCACATACAGATTTTACTGGCACGATAGTAACAAAAACAAAACCAGAAGTACTCCATGCAGAGTCTAACGCAATTGCAAAACTTGCTAAGTCTACCGAGAGTGGTGATGGTGCAAGTATGTTTATCACTTGCGCTCCATGCATGGACTGTGCTAAAATGATATTTCAAAGTGGAATAAAAGAAGTCTTCTATGGTGAAGATTATCGTGATGATGCAGGAATCAGTTTCCTAAATAAATGCGGAATAACAGTAAAACAGATAACATGACAAAACATTTTTATGAACGTAACGATTGGTTATTGAACCACGAAACAAACAAGACATTTGAAGAAGTACAATGGATGACTGAAGACGAATTTCGTCAATGGTTCATTGATCTACGCAAAGCAGTTGTACACTCATGGGATACTATGGGTCAACCACCAAGAGTTGGTTGGGATGAAGGCGCAATCAAAAAACAATTCAAAGAGATGTATGGATTCTCTGTGCATGAATTTGAACACGTTGATGAATTGACTGGTGAGAAAGATGTAATCAGAAACACTAGCGTAGTTGGTAATGCCGCTAATCAATGGTTTCCGACCATGATGAAGACACGCATTAACTATACAAAGAATGACGATGGGCTTTCAATCTATGACCACTTTCTCAAAGATGAATTGCTTGAGAAGACATTGAAGTATTCTAAACGACACTTCAAGCGTGATTCATTTTATGCATATTCAAATACAGTTAAAGTCAATGAGATTATTAACGTTGGTTCTTACAATGTAAAGTTTAAGAACGGCAATGATTTTGTTCGTTGGTTTGAAGAGAACAATATTCGTCAATATGGTTATGACTATTGGATAGAGAGTCGTGATGATGACGAAGAGTATACTGGTTACAATGAACAACTTAAAGGTGTGAAGTATCTTGAAGTGACGCAAGAAATTCTAGAGACAATTCCAACTAAGTCTACAATGAACATAAAGTCACACGACCAGAAGAAGTATCGTCTGCGTATGTACAAGTATGGGCAAAAGATTTTTCCTGTTGGCTTGAAAGCATTTCGTGTATCGTGGTGCCAATATGCTGTTAACTTTCCACCATTGACTGCGAAACTTCTCTATGAAAAATTTACTAGACACGTTAAGAACCAAGATAAAATTGTTGTTTACGATCCCTCTTCTGGTTGGGGTGGGCGTATCTTGGGTGCTATGGCTTCTCGCACTTCTCTTCCTTTACACTATGTGGGTACTGATCCTAATACCGATCACAGCATTAGTAGCGATAGCGGCAGTCCTAGTACTAAATATGCCGACTTGGCTGAGTTCTATAACTCCGCAAAGAACGAAGGTGTTTTGTTCGAACAGTCCAACACTTACGAAATTTTTCAACTTGGTTCTGAAGTTGTCCGAGATGATAGTTCGTTCCAAAAGTACAAGGGTGAATTAGACATGGTGTTCACTAGTCCTCCTTACTTTGCTAAGGAAGCGTATAGTGAAGACCCAACGCAATCGTATAAAAAGTTTACTGGCTATGATGCATGGCGTGAAGGCTTCTTACGCCCAACATTAGAAACTGCTGTTGAGTATTTGCGTAATGACAGATACTTACTTTGGAATATTGCTGATGCTAAGTTTGGTGCTGACATGTTGCCACTTGAAAAAGATAGCAAAGACATTTTGGAATCACTCGGTATGCAATTCAAAGGTGTAGTTAAAATGGCACTAGCACAAATGCCAGGTGGTAATCGTATTGATCCTGATACTGGTTTGCCAAAAGCAAAGAATTTTTGCAAAGTAAATGGAATGTGGCTGAAGTATGAACCGATTTTTGTTTTTTACAAACCATGAAACATACTATCTCACATTTACCTAATGTAGGAATACTTAATGCAAAATTTACTGACGATGAATTAAAACCAATGTTGGATGAAATTAATGACATTAAAAGAAAAAACTTCTCAGCAAAAAAATTCAATTCAAATTTAGCTGGAAATTTAGAAAAAGAATTTGAACTTATTGAATGCCATTCTTATATAAATTTACTATTACTACCTTTAACAAAAACATACGATAAACAATTTAAAATTGCTAATGAGATTGGTGGACCAATTTTTAAGAAACCAATCCCGGTAACCCTTAAACATCTATGGGTAAATTTTCAGAAGAAAAATGATTTCAATCCTATGCATCGTCATGGTGGTGTTTTCAGTTTTGTTATTTGGATTGATATTCCATATGCAATCGATGATGAAAAATCGCATCCAACATCAAGAGAATCCACAGCAAATATTCCCGGTCATTTTCAATTTGTATATACTAACATTTTAGGTGAAACGTCAAACTATAATATTCCCGCAGATTATACATTTAAAAATCAAATGGTAATGTTTCCGGCAAAATTATCGCATAGTGTATATCCATTTAGAACTTCCGATGAATATAGAATTAGTGTATCAGGAAATTTTGGATTTGATATACCATGACTACAATTAATGATGTGCTGAATCATTACTGGGATACTGTAGGTGTTGAGCAAGATACTTTTAAAATTAGAGGCGACAATCATTTTAGTAAATTGAATGATTATCTTAATGATAAAATACACGCTAAAGGTATTCCAGAATCATTTATATCATGTGCATACCGCAATCGAAAAAGTTGGGACATGCATTTTCCTGATATTAATGTTGCAATTGAATATAAAACATTTACTGCAAAAGGTATTTCTGGAAATAAAAATAATCGTATTGAAGAAGCACTAGGGTCATCTATAGACTTAAAAACAAAACATCCACATTATAAATTAGGATTTATTGCAGTATTTGCATTCAGAGAAAATTCAATGTCTGTAGTAAAGGCAAGAGAGATAGTGATTGAGGTGTTTGATAGAATGGTTGGTGACGGACACTATGATATGTTTTTACCTATTCAAACAATGGGTATTGACAATCACTTTGAATTATCAGAAAAATATTCATTAGACACTTTCATAGAGTCTATTAATTATAATATCCAACAAAAAAATGGATCTTTGAGTACGAAGTCTAATCTAAATAATTTTTTTGTTTGACTGCCCACGTAACTTGTTGATCTATAAAGGTTTTTTGCTGTCTTTTTAAGGAAAAGCCCTTTATTTCACACAAATGTGTTGTTTTGACGCTACACTACATCAAATAATCGTTGACATTCATTCCTACTGTGCTATACTGTATATATACATTGAGATTACAGAGGAATTTATGTCATACATCGAACATCCTGCCGCATACGAAGCCGCTATCAAGCGCAACATTCTAATGAATGCCAATAAGACATTCTATAAAACGTATCCCGATGCTAACGATATCGTTCAATTCCTTGTTGTGAATTCTGAAAAGAATTCGTTCTACTTAAACCTTCTTGGTTCATTAAACACCTACGGCAAGTTGACAGAAAAACAAGTTCTTGCTGTACGTAAGTCTATTGCAACCTTTGCCGAACGCAAAGCACAATGGACTGCACAAGCGGCAGAGAAAAACACAACCCGCACATTCATTGGCACCGAAAAGAAAAAGATTACTGTTACTCTTACAGTTAAAAAAGCAATTGTAGTTGATCGTCCTAAATTTTATTGGGCTGATAATGGTAGAAGTCTTCTCCGTATATGCGAAGATGCTGATGGCAACGTAATTGTATTCAGCGGCAATGCAGATTTTCCTGCTGAAGGCGAGACTGCAACAATTACCGCTACAGTAAAAATGCACCGCTACTATAAACAAAACGATATTGAAGTACCACAGACAGTTATCATCCGTCCAAAGACCGTTGCCATGGTACAACAACCTGTCGCAGAAACAGCTTGACATTCCAATCCACTTAAGTTAAGATACATACATGCTTAATACACAACTTTCAAAATCCACTCTAGCAAAGTTACTTGCTACAGAGAATATTTCGGTAGAATATCGCAAGGTGCAAACTGCATCATTTGATATTGTGAATCGCCGTCTTACTCTTCCTATTTTAAATGACGTTACGTCTGAAATGACAGACCTTTTGGTCGGGCATGAAGTAGGTCACGCATTAGACACACCACAATCATACGTTGAATCAGCTAAGGCTGGCGGTTCTGCATTTTCCACATTCTTGAATGTGATTGAAGATGCACGTATCGAACGTAAGATAAAAGACAGATATCCAGGTTTACGTAAACCAATGGCTATCGCTTATCGTCAATTTACTGAACGTGATTTCTTTGGCATCAAAGGTCAAGATGTAAATGAATTTATGTTGATTGATAGAATCAATTTGCATTTTAAACTTGGTGCTATTGCTGGCATTAAATTCAATGCTGAAGAAATGCTGTATGTTAAAGAAGTTGAAACGGCAGATTCGTTTGAGCAAGTGAAAGATATCACCGAACGTTTGTATGAATTTTGCAAAGCAGAGTTAGATCAAAAACGCCAAGAAGCTAAAGAAGAATTTCAAAAACGCAAAGAGAATGGCGAATTTGATGATGAAGAGTTTGATAATGAAGATGGCTTTGGTGATGATACCGAAGACTATGAAGATCAAGATCCAAGTAGTTCTGGTTCTAATGGTGGCGAAGATGATGACGATTATGAATCAGAAGATCGCTTTGACAATGGGTATTCTAACGAACGCACGTTTGAAGATACTATGCCTAATGAGTTGAAGGTGTATGGTGACGAAGTTAAATCTGTAACGGATGAAAAATTTCAACAAGCATTAAAAGGTCTTGCAGAAACAAAAGAAATTAATGTTGGTAAGATTGCTAGTCAAAAGAAAATCTATTTGAAAGATTATATTGTTCCTTTCAAAGAGTTACAATTCTTTGACGAATCATTTTATGATACTGAAGAATTAGAAGCACATGAGCGTTATAATGCTACTCTATTGACTAAGTTCGAATCCAAGAATAAGAATGCTATTGCATATCTTATAAAAGAATTTGAAATGAAAAAGAAAGCGGCTGAGTTGCGCCGTGTAACAGTCTCCGATACTGGTACACTTGATACTAACAAATTGCATACTTACAAATTCAATGACGATATCTTCCGTAAGATTGGTGCCGTTGCTGATGGTAAGAATCACGGCATTGTAATGTTCATTGACTGGTCTGGTTCAATGGCAGACAATATGTCTGGTACAATTGAACAGTTAATTACAATGGCAACGTTCTGCCGCAAAGTGAATATTCCGTTTGATGTTTATGCTTTCAGTACTCAGTATCCAAAGAAACTGAAAGATATACTAGATGATTCTCCTATTGTAGATACTAAAGACAATGAATTGCAAATTGACTATTTTTCTTTGTTGAACATTTTGTCTAGCAGTATGAAAAATCAAACGTATCGCAAATTTGCAAATGATTTGTTGAATGTTGCAGAAGCATACGAGCCTTACTCGCATCATCGTAGACACAATAAATCAAGTTACATCAAAAATGGTATGGGTCTCGGCGGCACTCCGTTGAATGCAACAATTCAAGTAGCATCTAATGTTGTGAATGATTTCCGTAAACGTACTCGCTCTGAAATTGTGAATGTTATCTTTTTGACTGATGGCGAAGACAGTAGCACATTGTGGACTACATCCGCCGATCATCGTGGTGCTAGAATCGGACCTTCTGACTATCGTTCAGTATCTTATATTGAAGATAAAGATTCCGCAAAAACTTATCGTGTAAGTGACAAAGGTGTAACACCAACGTTATTGCAAATTCTAAAAGATCGTACTGGTTGCAATTTGATTGGATTTTACATCCTGCCAAAAAGCAGACGTTACTTTCAAAATGCAATGTCACGTTTCAACATGATAATGACAGACGATGGTTACAAACAATTCCGTAACGAAAAGTTTTTCTCTGTCAACGGATATGGCTACTCAGAATACTTTCTGATTCCTGGTGGTGAAGACTTGTCTACCGAAGATGATTCACTATCAGACATTCTTGGCGAAAGCAAAGATGTTTCTGCACGTAAGTTGAAAGGTGCATTCTTAAAGATGAACCAAAACCGTTTGACTAATCGTGTTCTTCTCTCTAAGGTAATCAAGGAAATTGCTTGATGTTGTGTAAAAACAACAGTCAAAATAACCCTTGACTTGCCATAAATATTCTGTTATACTAAGTATTGAAATTA